CAGCACAGAAACCTTCACGGCGATTGTGCTTGATCTTATCTAGGGTTTGCTCTTTGCCACCGCCAGTACGATCAACATAATGTTGCCGATAAGTGCTTGCAATATATTCTTCCAGTTGCTTGAGGATTTTATCCTCGTTATATTTCCAAAAACCGTTTTTGTTTGTATCTTCAGGCATGTTCAAATTAAAAGTAATAGTATCAGGTGAGGTATAAGGATTTCCAGTCAAACTAATTCCATCATAGTTCCAGTAATCCTGCGCCCCTGAAAATGAAATGGTATCAGTTCCAGATCCACCATAAATTGTGGAAAATTGAGATGTTTTTGGGATTGAACTTTCGTAAGTGCTCTCAAAGTTTTCAGACATTTTGTTTCATAGTAAAAGGACAAAAGAGGAGGTACATTAACCCCCTTGTATTCTATCAGTTTACTTGCTTCTCGTCAATATATTCTACAGTCAGTTCAGGACCAGTAGAAGGCATCTGGAAGTCAACATCCACTTTGTCATAGAGTTCCAGGAATGCTTGCTTGGTTTCTTCATCAAATCGGTTCACACACACCTGGATTGCCTTTGCCTTGTCTTGGAAGATGCTATAAGCACGGATGATATGAACCAAACGGCGGGTGCTGATGATTTCCTCAATACCACCATCATAGAAGGTCTTGCGGATAATGTCACCCCAATCCACCAGGCGCTTGCAGAAATCACGATCCTCCACACCAAGATCCAGAGCGATGCCCTCAAGGATCTTCTGCTCGGTTGCAGGGGCAGGATAGGATTGCTCAAAGGTCACAGGGAAACGCTCTAGGAACGCCTCGTTGAGCACGTTGGTGCCAATGAAACGTCCGTCATCAGAACCTTTACCCTTGGTGTTTGCAGTGGCGAATACGTTGAAACCAGCAGCGGGTTTGACGAACTTGCCAATCTTCTTCAGGAAAACACCCTTACCTTCCAGAACAGATTGAAGGCACAGAATCTTGTTAGAAGCAAGGTCAATCTCATCCAGAAGGAGAATTGCACCACGCTCCAGTGCCTCAATCACAGGACCATTGTGCCAAGCAGTTTCACCATTCACCAAACGGAAACCACCGATCAGATCGTCCTCATCAGTTTCAATCGTGATGTTGACACGAATCAGTTCACGCTTAAGTTGAGCACACGCTTGCTCCACACTGAACGTTTTACCATTACCCGAAAGACCCGTAATGAACGTAGGGTAAAAAAGATTGGACTGAATAATTTTTTTAATATCGTTAAAATTACCAAACTTGACGAAGGTATCATCTTTATCAGGAATAAGGTTTTGTTCCAAAGAGGGAAGAGCAGGAGGTGCTTGATAAGAACGTTCAATCTCTTCCACACGTTCTTGAGTCACTTCTAGGTTCCAACGACCACGATCAGTTTTAAATTTTTCAAGGCGACTGGTTACTGTAGGGTAAGAAATACCCTTGGAAGCACAATAACCACGAACATCTCCAGAAGAAAACTCTGTACCGAACAGAGATTTAAGATCTGAAATGAGTTGTTCGTCGGTCACAGAAATTTTGCGGGGCATGATTTAGTTAGGTGGTTTGTTTCAACAAAGTAATTATAGAAGCAAAAAGGGGGCAGGTGAGTGCCCCCTGTGCCAGTTCAGTAACTGGTTATCAGTCCATAGTGAACTTCTTTTTTGGAAGTGATTTTTTAGAGGCAGGTGGTGCCTCAACAACAGGCTCTGAAACAGGTTCCGAAACAGGCACTGGTGCAGGTTCTACAGCAGGTGCTGGAGTTGGTTCTTGAAAAAAATCTGTAAATCTACTCATTAGGTACGATAGAATTCTATAAAATTATTTATCAGGCAACAAGTTCCACAAATTCACCAAGAATACGCTTGTTCATTTTTTTAGTTTTCAAACTCTTTACAAAAGCATTCTTAATTTGTGCCTTTGTTGCATCCTCGGCAACAGAAAACTCTGCCTCTTGCGAAAGAGCACTAGAAGAAAGACCAAAATATGAATGGTATCCAGACTTCTTGATGGTAAATGCTTTCTCCTTTTTCCAAGAGTTCATCACCTTATCATACTCATCACCATAATAACCATAGTAACGGCGAATAAAATGACCTGCATCACGTGACTCAAGAACACGGATACCAATAAAGTTAATGTCAGTAAACTTATCCCTCAAATTGCGAAGAAGAACATCAGTAAAATCATAAAACTCACCATCACAAGAGTAAGTCATCCCTGTTTTACGATCCCGAATAAACGCATTAGGACCAATATGAGCGGTTCCCATATAAGGTTCTTCTTCCCATCGGCGTTGAATTTCACGATGATATTTGAGAAGACATCCTTCACCGTCAGTTAGAACAACACACTGAACCTTTTGAAGTTTGTTTTCTTTCTGGAATTTAGGCAAAATTTGATGCAGAGCAATCAGAGACTCGTTCAGGGGAGTCCCAGAGAGAGTCAATCCTGGAGGAGTGCTGTAATAGCACTGATTGTGATAAGCAAAAGAAACAGCAAGACGAAATACATTCATCATTTGCTCTTCAAGTGTTTTACCATTCACTTTACTGGTAAGAAGGTTCATCAAAGAGAACCATTCACCAACCTGAATAAGTCCATCTTTCTTTTCGTAAGAGAGTTGGCGAAGTTTTGCTTTACCGTTCTCGTCATATTTCACCAAAGGATAATCAGTGGTAAAAGCATAAACTTCAAAAGGAATAGAAACCTTTTTGCAGAACCATACAAGATTAAAAAGTTGCTTGACGGTATCTTCCATTACGTTTGACATAGATCCAGACCAATCAAGAATAAACACCAATCCATGGTTCTTACCATCAGAAAGAGTAGTTACTTTCTTGAACAGATCTTCATTGTATTTGTAGGTATGAAGTTTTGTACAGTCCAAAACACCAGTACGTGCAGTAGAAGCACGAGCATAGGAGTCTGCTGCTTTACGACATTCAAACTCTTTTACCAGATAGTTGACTTCCTTTTGAGCAGAACGTTTGAACTCGGCAAACTTCTTATCAACTGCACCAAAAATATCAGAATACTTCCACCCTTGATCCCCAAGGTAATTAATCCAATACTGTTTGCAATTAGAATGAATTTCTTCATTTGGAACAATTACCCTATTGAGATCAAGTTGGGGCAATTCAAGATAAACATTCTCATATGAGTCAGGATTAACAAGATCCTTCAGTGCCTCTTCCAGAGAGTCCATGGTTTTAACTTCTGGATCTTCATCCTTCTCTCCACCATCTTGAGTGTTTTTAGGTTGTTGTTGATTATTCTGTTCTGCAGGTTGTTCCTGCTGATCATTCTCACCTTCCTGCTGATCAGTAAAATCGGAAGCAGGTTGTTGACTTGCACCACTGTCCTGCGCCTCCAGATTATCCATAGGAGTCTTGGTTTCTTCCTGTTGCTTACGCTTACAGTACTTGTACAGTGCCTCCGCAGCAATCAGAACATCGGCAAAGGTTTCGGTTTCGGCAACCATGTTGATGATTTCAGTTTCTTCGCCAGGTTCAATAGGAATATTTACATAGTTACCGATCTTGAACCAAAGGTTTACACGATCTGCAAGGTTATAGGTTTCCAGATTATCATCACCAATCTGGAAAAAGTCATCATCAGAAAACTCTTTATATCCGTTATAAAAGGTTTTGGAAAGACCAGGATAACGGCGCTTCATCATCTTCTCAATACGTGCATCCTCTACGATGTTCACGAATTGGGGAGGAACTTTTACATTCTTGGTCCAATCTTCATCGGGAGTGTAGAGAGCATGTCCAACCTCATGCCCCACCAGAAGATCATACACGGTGTTGCTTGCCTTCTCCCACATAGGAAGTGTGAGCACACGTGTATGAACATTAAAGCAGGCAGTCTCTACCTTCTTGTGCTCAACCACAAGGTCTTCGGTGGCAAGAAGTTTGGCAAGTTGTGACTTGATTTCGTGTCGAACGGTCATGGGTTTGTTGTGTATGAGGGTATCATACAAAAAAAGAGGGTGGTGAAACCCTCTAGTGTACCAGTTTGAAAAGTGGTCTCAATAATTCTAATTATTATTTTTATCTTGATAATTTAATCACATTAAAGCCCCTTTGCCGTGCTTGGCAATAATAGATTGCCTTACAAGGTCTAATGCCTTTTTATTAGTCTCTGCAGTTTTTTTAGGATCATATGGTTTAGATGATTGTGATGTTCTTGTAGATCCTCTACCAGCACCAACTCCACCCCTTTCAAGTCTTCTATCATTTACCCTATCAGACTCTTCCTCACTAATCATAATATTTTGTTTCCACTCTCTACTCATATTTTCTAAAATTGCAAGCGCAGCATCTTCGGTATCAGCATAACCTTCA